GATGTCCTTCTACGGAAACAAATCCGCCGGGAGCCATCGCCGCTCCTTCCGAAGGATTAGCTGGCTGTTCGTCTAGGGCTTCAGCTTCTGGGCTCTGCCCATTTTCTTGAACACGATTTTCAACTTCCTGTTTGCCACGGTTGTTGATTTTATTAAGTTTGTCGTATCCAATAATTTTAGCTAACAGAGGAGGAATAACAACTTCACCTTCTGAAACAAGTAAAGATACTGCTCTCTCCCTCTCTATTTTATTCTCATCTCCTGAAATGTCAACACCTTGAGCCCTAGCTTCATAAATTGCATTAAGAATCATTTGTTTGATATCTTCAGATCCTGCAAATTCTACAGCGGCCGCGTTGATAATAAACGTCCCTTCTTCAACTTCTAAGGGTACATCATCGGCAACCGTTTTTGCTTCAGACAAATTTTCTGGACGGTCCCCTACAAAACCTGTAGGACCAGCCCCAGATGTGGGTTCTTGCATTGCCCCTTGCATCTGTTGATCTAGCGTTTCTCCGCCTACTGCTTTTTTTTGCACTACTCCGCCTTCTCTATAAAACAAAGGGTAAATTCGTGGTCCTGCTACGCCTAAAAAACTACGTAGTAAACGACTGCGCGGTCTTGTGAGGGCCGCCCCAACAGGGCTAAATGTTGTTGTTTCTGTAGGGCCATCTCTACCACGTGCTCTTTCTGCATCTGCTTCAGCACGTGCATCGGCCCACATTTGCTCAATCTCTTGAGGGGTACCGATAACGCTAGTGTCGCCAAACGTACTTGTACCAATTTGGCTAATCCTTTTTCCCATTCCGCGACCGGTAATATCCTCGGAAAGAGCGGTGTCAACTTCTGCACCCCCGGGAACGTTCATACCAATAACGTTTCCGATAAAATCCGTGAGAGCGTAGTCATCCGTAACCTTACCGAGGTAATCTTCTCGCAAGCCTGCGACATAAGGAGTTGCGGCTGGTGCCCCAAGACGTGCACTAATTTGATCTGCAAAAGAACGCGCAACAGTCTCTAGGGCTCTTTCTACGACGTTTCCGCTAGGCTCTTCCCGCTTTTCGATCTCCACACTAAGTCCGAGATAGTCTGCGTAGGCTTGCGCTTCGACATCTGTCATTCGTTTTGAAGCACGAAGTTGTTTTTCACGCGACAAGAATGTCGACCTGTAATATTCTTCAGGGAAATCAATCGCGGCTTTTGGACCTATTTTGGCAGGTTCCATAAGACCTTGGAAGCCAACAGTACGGTAGCCAGTTTCAATCATCTCCCGCGTCATACTGTAGTCAGTAACGGGGATACCTGTATCCGTGGTGTAACTTGTTGGTAAGTTTTCACCCCCGGGACTTGGGGGAGCTAAACCTTCTGAAGAGTCTCCCCTTGTCTCCGGTAAACCCATGCCCATGACGTTGCTGTAGTAATCACCCACAACATCAAACATGTCTCGTGGTTGATCGTACGAAGGTCCGGGGTACCCTAGTACTGACCACCCGGGAATGTAATCGTCTGTGGGTGCTCCTACGTCAGAGGCGGAATAAAAATCTCCGTCGGAATCAACTCCTGTCTGTCCGGGATAAGAAGGACCAGAGAAACCCGGTTCGCCGGGGTCATCAAAGGTACCAGTGAAAAAATCGTTGTCGTTGTCGTTGTCGTTACCCCCACGGTCAATGCCCATGTTGGCGTCAACTTCAGCACCAGATCCTCCGCGACCTCCCCCGCCTCCGCTAAAGTTTCCCATTTTTTATTATCTCTCTTGTTCTACGACTTTTTGGTGGTTATCCTTGAGGTTCAGGAGGAGTTCCAGTAAAACCATCTTCCCCTGCAACTGGTACATTTCCCGTTCCGATTGTGCCGTCACCAACCCCCGAAGCGTCACTTGGTGGAGGTTCGTTAGGTACGTCGTTAGGGCCTCCCATGCCTGCGGTTGGTGAACCAGCGGGCTGATCTGCTGGGCCTGTTCCTTGTTGAGCATTTTGAAGTCCTTGTAGTACTTGCGCGTACAACTGTGCTTCGTTAATATCGTTGACGAGTTCTTCAGGATCGATGTCTTGAGAAATTGCCAATTCTTTAACGAGGTTCGGTAATTTAATGAACGGAGCGAGCATCGGGTTCGCAACCGTCTGGAGAAGCGTTGTAAGCCTCTGTGAGCGGACTTCTTTTTGCATGACTGCTGAGGTACCCCGAGGTTTAATACTCAGGTCTCCGACGATGTCAGGGGCCTTGTCGTTGTATTGCATATTCCATTGAAAGTACGCTTCACCGATTGGCTTTAACAAAAAGTCATCAATATTCTTTACTACAGTCTTGATGGACATGTTGCCCGCACTCATCAGCATAGATAAACCAGAAGATGTACGCCCAGTTCCAGTTACACCTGTTTGACCGTGCATAACTGATGGGATACCTGTCTCTTCATCTGCTAGCTGGCGAGATATTTGATACATTTGGATGTTTTCGGGTGCGGTATTGGGAAACTTCAACCCATTGATCGCCGTACCCGTCACTCCGGATTGACGTCTAAAGACTTTTCCGGGAAAGATATCAAAATTCTGGCCGGGAACAAGGCTTGCTTCATCCACGTCGAATACAAGATTTCCTGCGAGTGCTAAGTTGTCAATAGCCATGCGGACATGACCATTCATTAGCATCTGAGCATCTTCCATATTCTCTGCTACGCCTACACCCCAGATTTGATAAGGGTTGATTTCATAAGGAAATGCGTGGTACGGAATACGCGAAGGTGTGAAGGGATTGACAACACAGCGGAGCACTTCAGTGCCGCATACCCATGCGTTAATTTGCACTTGGTCTAACTCTGACACAAAGTCGGGTATTTCCATTCCTACTTCACGGGCAAACTTAGCGTCGAGAACGCCCCAGTATTCTAGGATTTCAAAACGGTTTTCTTGGTAGTAAGGTTCAGTATCGTCTTCACGAATAGTATCTTCGTAGTACTTGTCTTCGTAGTTCGGGCCTTTTGTGAGTACGTTTTCAATAGTCGTCGCATTAAAATACGGGCGATTCATTAGGGCGCGTAACTGCTGGCGATTCATACGGTGTCGTTGAATTACATACTCACAGTCCTCAATACTTGTTGCTGAAGGATCTGGATGAAAGTCCCAAAGAGAAACATGCTCGATCCTCGGAACGACTTCTTCCATAGGCGTGTATTCCCGCTCTCCGGTTTCTCCCCGTTCCCACCGATGGAGACGCTTATAGTGGTTAAATGGCCCTTTAACAATTCCGGTGCCTAGTAAAGAAGCTTCAAAGATTGCGTTACGTAAGACGTTTACAGCGTTCGTGTCTAGTAGCTGATCGTGAATGTGCTTCTCGAGTTTTCGAGCGGCTTCTTCTGCCGGCTTAAACTGAGGTTCTCCTACTTTTGACGGACCCTCAGAGAGTTGGTCTGCCATTTGGTTATACTTACCAAAATTAACCTCAGTATCTCCCGGCTCTAGGTCTAGGCCATCTCCCGGAAATCCAAACGGACTTTGTAACTGATCAGCAGGCGTTTTTAAATGTGCAAACTCAACAATTCCATCTGGAACAGGAGAGCTCTCTACAACAATCGGAAACTTTTTATTGGCGAATAGGATGTCAATAATTTGTCCGTATGCCGCGAGCACTTTAGTCTTAGTAATCTTGATGAATACTTTAGATCTTTCTGAATCGCGGTATTGTGTAGAAGAATCGTAGATTCCACGGAAGTTTTTATACGCCTGTAACCAGCGTTGTTCAAACGTACGTCTGCCGTTTTCAGAATCTTGAAACTTACTTTGAATGTGACCAGCCAACCCCGGCATTTCTGAGGCTGGATCGAGAATTTCGACCTGCTCGTCATCCGCAGACTGTAAAAAGCCCTCTTGGGACATAGCTACTTACCTTGTCGGGTTTTATTAAAGTGCAGACTGCTTGTCAGAATTTAAAATAGACGCATCGAGAGCTTGTGAACCCCCTTTCTTACCTGCATCTACAATTAACTCTTCAGTGTTTGCTTCTGTAGTAAACTCTATACCTTCACGATAGAGATTGTTTTCACCACAGTTGTAGTCAACACCTCTTTTGTCAGCATTCATAATGTCTGCTTCTGAGTACTTCATTTTATTCTCCTTGCTTTGTTAATAACCACGAACTTCGGAACCAAACTGTCCGAAACTACGTAGCAATTCATCTTCAGTCATGTCCACTGATTTTTTTAGCAACTCTGTGCCTCGTTCTTTTGAGGCTGTTGCCTGCGATTCCGCCATTCCGAGCAAGACTCCTTGCGGAGTCAACTCTTCTGCCGCGAATTTAGCTGTGCGAATACCCGCAGAAACTTGAGGCGGTGTACCGAGTACACCCTCACCTTTTTCGTAATCCGCTTGGATATCCTGAGAAAGAAGAGCACCGCCTACAAGTGTTCCAGCCATAGGTGCTTGTGAAATTACTTGTTTTGTTCCGCCCGGTAGGTTGTCAAACCAATCGAGCATCTTCATAAACCCGCTCTTCTTATCGTCATCGTACTCAATATCAGGGCTAGGTTGTCCTTCGGTTTCTCCGAGGATCAGAGCGCGTTGTTCTTGTTCGTATTTTTGAAGAACAATTTTCTCATCAATTTGACGTATCGCTTCATCAAACTGCTGTTGAATAAACTGTTTACCTTCATCGCTATTTAAAAACGCGAGGTTTTGTTTGTTCTTTTCGAGTGCTTCACTCGTGTACTTTGCGGTATTTCTTTTTGATCGTGCGACTTGTTCCGCATTGAGTTCACGTTGTTCTTCTTCCGTTAAGGGACTATCAAACCCACGGACTTCCGTACCACCAAAACCACGTGCTTGTGATGTTTCCCCGATGTAGAGGTTGTTGAGGACAGCACCGACACCTTCAATAGCTTTGTTACCCGCGTAGTGTTTACGGAAAGTTGAAGAGTTAACACTCTTATGCCCCATCAAACCTTCAACAACATCATCCGGGTATTTTAATTCGTCGGCCACCATTTTCGACATAAAGTGGCGAACAACACCGGGAGTGATGTAAGGTCCTTTTGATGGATCTAACTTGTCGTACAGAGGTAAAACATCTGAGTACGCCATCAAGCGAGGACTCAGAACTTCCTTGAACGCTCTGTTATAGGCGTCTGTTGTTGTATCGAACAAAAACTCGGAGGTACTTCTTTCGAGGTTTCTGAGTACCAGATCAGCCATTGCCGACCCTTTAGGATAACTAACAGTAGGTCGGGTTTTACTAGACCGGCCTGTACCAACAGTAATTCCCTTTATTTCTACGTGTGTTCCGGTGATCTTAACATCTGACTTTTTAATTGCAGACGTGTCCGCTGAACCATCGCTAACGAGTTGTCCGGGACGCTGAAATGTTGCTTTGTGATAGAGTGCGAGATCAGCTACTACGTCACCATGCTTTGCCCGTATCTCTGGGAGGGCTTCGGCGTAGAGCTTTTCGATTTCCGCTTGAGGCAGAAGATCTTGCATCTCACGTGTTTGACCTACCCCTACCCGCTGAGGGCTACCGAGGTTATAGATCGCTTCGTCCACCCCTTCCGACCCAATGATGCGGGGGTATAGGGTATCACCTGCTTCTGCTGTAACGTTTAACAGGTTGTAACGACTTAGCGTCGGAAATATATTCCGTTCTAAACTCGCCCAGTGATCCATATAGTTAGCTTGCTTGTTGACTTCTTTTAAAAGACGAGAGTGGTTCTCTTCTTTACGCATGTCAGCAAGTGTGAGATCCTTATCCCACCCTTTTGGTTCCCACTGATTCCGTAGAGTTCTTAGCTTAGAGGCGGCACTTTTGTTAATTGTCTTACGTTCGAGAGCAAAATCAATTGCTTCCATCACCGTTAAAGTGCCGGCTTTCGCTTTTTTTGCAAACTGGTCTTCTGATAGTGCCATTTAGTATCCGAAAGTTGCGTCTTGAGGTTTAAACGTGCTATTCTTGATGTCGTTTAGGCTTTTATGTATGGAGACGTAACCAGAGGTGCGAGTCATCAACATATAACGCAGAGCGTCATAAGCGTGATCTTCTGCTTTTGTGTCTACGTCTTCTGAATTTGTTTTAGATAGCGGTATGCCAGCGAGTTGTTTTATTATGTTTGTACACGTGTTAAAAAACTTGACAGTGGGTTCCCCAGTGAACTGGTTATTGCCGAGTCGGCTGTGGATTTCCATCTTTCCGGCTATACGGTTACTGTCTGATGGTGTCCAACGACAGCCCGACCGTATCATTGTTTCAGCGATAGAGGGCCCGTATCCGGTACGATTCCAGCAAGATTTATCTAATACGGCGTAGTGAGGTGCAGGGTCCCACTCCTCTAATTCTATTATTTTAGCGGCTAATTGCTCTGCTGTAAAGTGTTTTACGTAAAGTTCTCGATAGACCCATATGTTGTTGTCCCAATCGATTGCACCCCAGAGTATGCACGAAGGGCTCGCATAGCCGTAGTCCGCCGCTCTGATTCGCGGCCAGTTGGTGGGTAGATCATAAGGATCGACAACGTGCTTGTGTTTATGGAATTCCGGGAAAGCACATCCTTCTGCAACATCCCAGTCTCCTTCGAGCAAGCGTTTACGCTCCACCTCTGGTAGGGAAAGGAGCATTGCTTCGTACTGTCCGTCCCGCATGAGGTATGGATTGTCGGTGAGGCGGGCCGGTACAAATTTTCTCCAATAGAGAGGCTGGCCTGCCTTCTCATGTCCCTCAG